AATGTATCAGCGCCTGTTGCTGTCTCACGAACCACATCAATGATGCGGATAGGCAGCGTATTGGTAGTAGTTTGAGTGCCTTCGTCAATGGCCACAGCTGAGTTACCAGTAGTAGTAGAGCCAGCGTTTTGGATCAAAGCAATGTTGTTACCAATAGCAGAAATGCCCATTCCAGCTACAACCGTGGTTGCAGAACAAGAAACTACTTGGAACAGCGTGTCAGGATCATCGGCAACTACAGCAAAGATTTTTGTCCCCGAAGCAATTGCTTGGCTGGCTGGATAGTACTGTTGTTGCTGGACTTGACCAGTTGACTGGTTAGTAAAACTAACACCCAAGAACACACCGGCAGGAGTGGCAGTTGTCGTGCCAGTGTCCTTTTCGATAGTTCCATCGGAAATACGTTTTACCAAATCACCGTAGAAAATGCTGGTGGCATAACCACTTGCAATTTGCATCAGGCGGGTTGCGCCTGCGAATACCTGACCGCCGATCAGATTGACCGGCTTTAGCCCGTAGGGGGCGTCTACCGTAGGATAAGCCATATTAAGTTCCTAAAAAATTTAAGTTCCATTGCCAAAACGAGACACCGTAGTTTTGCGCTCGTTGTAGAGCGGCATACGGGGATCATTTTCGCGCATAAAATTGTTGTCAACCGATTTTATCTGTGACGCCGCTTGGTTGTTATACCAAGCGGTACGATCCTTGACAAACTCCGTGGGAGTTTTGCAAAGCATCAGTCCACCAATCACGATATTGTCTTTGAAACGTTCGTTTTCGACGCCCGCAACAAAAATTTCGGGGTGTTCCGCAGCTTTAACCGGTTCCCAACCTTCTTGTAGTTTTAAAGATACATTCATGGCATCGGCTTCGCCGCGAGTGCTGATGCGAACCCAGTGAAATTCATAGCCATCCTCCGGTAGCGGAGTTGGCAGGGTCTCGGGACGAGTCCACGATTTCCTGCGAGCCGTTTTTTCACGAGTATCCAGTTCACGATCAAGTCTATTCTCAGCCATTTTGTTTCCCTAACTCTATAGCAACCTGTTTGGCGTATTCATTTAGTGGCACTCCAAGCCTTTTAGCCAGAGCAACTTGCGTACGCGAAAGCGTGATCTTCCTAGGGGCCACACTCCGTGTTGCAGATGCAACGACTGTCGTCTTGCGACGGCGCTCTTCGGTCACCTCCTCGTGGTCATCGTCGCCCTCAAAGGACTCCGGGAACACTTGGCGCATACGAGAGTTGATCTTCTCGTAGTAGTAGTCAGATCGTGGGTTGACGCCCTGCTTAACCAGTTTTTGGTGCAACCCCAGCGCAAAACTGGTCATTTCATCGTCATCTCCGAACCATTTATTCTTGGTTTGCCAAGTTACGGCGCGGTCGTCAACAGACGGTGCTGGGGCGTTTGTTTGAGTTTGTACATTATTTTCACCTGCTTGTACAGCAGGAAGTTTAATGTTGTTTAATCGCTCCACTTTTGACCTTGCAGTGGCCAACGCCTCCTGCGCTTCAACAACAGCATCAGCTTCGCCAGACTCGTACGCTTCTTTGTACTTGGCTTTAGCCTGACCATGCTCCGCAGCAGCCATAGACTTGGCTGATTGCAGCATTGCGGTTTGGTTTTTAGAGACCGTGCCCTTGAGTTTTTTGTTCTCTTCGGTGATCTGCTGGGCATACCGCAAGGCTTCTTCTCGCTCCTTGGCGGCAGCTTCTGCGGCACGGCGCTGGTCGTGGTAACCCTTGCTGAAGTGTTGCAGGCGCTTGCGCACTTTTTCGGAATACTCGTCCAGTTCATCTTCGGATAGCTCCAAAGGCGCTTTAGAACGCTTTTTCCCTTGATCCCCCTCGGGGCGGTCATCAACCACCTCAATATCAAAGTCTTCTTCCTTGGCTTGCACCTTGGGCTTTTCGCGCTTGGCTTCCTCATCCGCAGCGCGACCCTCAACTTTCAGCGCAAAGCTGCCATCGTTCTTCTCTACAAAGTCTGTGGTAGCCGATTCCTTATCAGGATCGGGAAACTCAAACTCCACTTTTTGTATTGCCATGATTACTCCTTATGCACGCGATACGCCACGCGGATCGGCAACGACCGCCTCGATGGAGTCGTCGTTCATGATTCGGTATTCGATACCGTTCACACTGACACGGGTGCCGGTGTACGAGGCAAACACCACATAGTCACCCACCTTGCACCAAGGGCCATTTGGGAAACGGCTCTTGTCAGAATAGGCTTGGTCGCCCATGTCAAGCACAAGGCCGACCGTGGACATGACACGCTCTTCGCGCATTGTTTGCTTTGCCTTGAGGATGCCCATTTCGCCAATAGTTTCTTCAACTTGCGGCAGTGCAACCAGCAGCCGATAGCCCACGGGTTTTGGAAGTCGGGCTTCCATTTCGTCGTCGGTAACAGCGTTTTTAACCTGATCAGTCATCTTCATCTTCCATTTGGGAGCGCGAAAGGTCTTTAGTGGTTTGGATAGCAAGCTGGAGACCCCGAATCCTGCCTACTACTTCCCGGTATTCGGCGAAGTCTTTAGCCCCACCGTTTGCCAAGAACTGGGTTGAGGAGACCACATCCTCCTCGTGTTTGTCTAAGAGAACACTGAAAACTGTTTTGGCCATGGTTTACTCCTTCTTTGCTTGGGGTTTCGACGTGGCCAATATTTTCAGTGCATCGAGTTTCATGCGTTGCTGCGCTTGCGCGTCCTGAGACTTCACACGCTGCATGTTCTGCTCGTTCTGAGCCTGCGTTTGCTGACTACTCTGCTCCGCTTGTAGTTGGTTGCGTTCTTTTTCTAGAACAAGTTTTGCTGCGGCAATGTCTGCGTCGGTCAGGTCTTTTTGCGCCTTGCGAGCAACTTCCATCTGCTGCACTTTGACCTTTGCCTGCTCCAGTTGGAACAGCGGGTCTTCGGCTTGCTGCTGGGCTTGCGTCTGCGCTGCTTGCTGCTTGTGCTGCTCGGCCAGTTGTTTGCCCCCATCCGCAATGAGTTTGGACAACTCAACTTCAATGTCGTTTGGCAACTGCTCGTCCGGTGGCGGCAGCGTCACGCCAAGGCGCTCTTCCATCTGTTTGCGGTAGCTGAAGCCCAAGTGTTCAGCAATGTGCGCCTGCAACGAAGCCATGATTTGCTGGGCCTGTGGGTTCTGGCCAATAGTCTGCGCAATCATCGGGTCTTGCATGAACGCTGTGTGGGTCGCAATGTGTGCATCGTGATCTTGGTGGATGAACGCTTTCATCGGCTTGCCCACCAACGCTGACATGTTTTCAGAAACCGGGTCACGTGGCCTCTGATCCTCGCTCGTTGGCACAATCTTGTCGGCATTCTTGATGCCCAACACCTCAATCATCTGGCGATGCAGGTACGGCAAATCATAAATCTGCGGCGCAGACTGTGACATCTGGAACGCAGCCTGATACTGCACCACACGCTGCGCCATCGTGCTACTGTTCGGGTCGCTAACGGGGATGACATCCACCATTGCGTAGTCAGCTTTACGCGCTCTGGTCAGCCCAGTCTCGGGCTCGTAGTCGTAATTCTCGGGCGCTTCCTCAGCAATGATCTTCTTCAGGAGCTTGAACTCCTGCTTCATTGCGTAGTGCACACGAGCTTGCACCGCCGCCATAGGCTTGAGCGTACGCTCCAACAACGCCAATGTGGTGCCCACCGGGGCATTCGCGCTCATGTCCGATATATTCATATCGCTGATTGCACCAAGGCGACGACCCTCGTCGGTAATCCTTTGCAGCAGGGCCAGCAGTGTCTGGCTCGGCTCCTTGTACGGGAGCATCATGATGTTGTCTTTGATCGAGCCACTTGGCACGTCTACATCACGGAACTCACCCGGAGCAATCGGCGTATCGTCGCCCTTAACACGCAAGCCTCGGGCCTTCAGGCCACCCGGCAGATTCGACAAAGTACCGGCGTCTACCAACTGACGGATGATTGAAGTGCCTGCACGTGCGTAGCCACCGATAATGTGGATGAGGCCCAGACCATAGAAGCCAAAACCCGGCACGTACACGTAGTGCACGAAGTGGTCGTTCTTCAAACGCAGCGGGTCTTCTTCTCTCCAATTACGGCGCACAGCCAACACCTCAGTCGTGCCACGATCAATAGTCACAATGTAGGGCTTGGGTAGCTCGTCTTCCTCGTCGTCCACACCCTCAATCAGCATGTCAACACTGATTTCTAGCAGTGTGTACCGCTCATCGTTCTGGATTGTGTAGCCGCCTTCTTCGGCTTTTTTCTTCTCCACATCTGTAGGGAACGACTGTGGGTCACCAAGGTCAACGTCCCGATAGAACCCGCTGGCCATCAGCTTGTCCAACTCGTTCTTTGTCTTGCGCATGACGTGAGTAATGCGCTCGGCGTTCTCGATGTGTGACGTGCCGTAGGGCACCACAACATCTTCAGCAGGAAGATAAACAGCGACTTGACGCCCCAGCAGCGGGTCAAAGTACACCTTCTTGAACGCGCTACCTGCAAGGCCCAAGCTGTACAGCATGCGCTCATGTTCTGGCCGGTACTCGACCATGCGCTCTGTCAACTGATAGTTCATATCACTGCGTACACGCTCAGCCGCTTCTTCTTTTTCTTTCGTAGTCTTGCCAAGAATCTTTGTCTTGACAGGGCCAGCGGCAGGGAATGTTTCGCTCATGGTCTCGGCTTGGAACCGAATTGCAGCTTCGGCCAGCACGGTAGAGTACACACCACAGGCATCGTCCCACGGCTCGGTGCGCTCCTCGTACTTGAACCCCAGCACCTCCAAACCCTTGACAAACGTGTCAGCCCAGTCTTTGCGGGACACCATGTCAGCTTCAAACAACTCAACCAAGTCGCTTGATAGCGATTGCAGCTTACCCTCGTCAATATGCTCCGCGAGGTTGGTTTCAAAATCAGACTCATCAGACTCGTCGGACTCGTCCGTAGCCTCCCCCATAATGATTTCTGCACCCCCATCGGGCAGCATATTGACTACGGACTCCCCCTCCTCGCCCAACATGACATCCATGCTGTCGTCCAAACTCTCCAGCCCTTGCGGGGCAGAGTACAAGCCTTTACCCATTGAATCGACTGCTGCCATGATCTGTCCTTAATAAAACCCGCCCTTGCGGGATTTGAAATATCGAATTTCATCTGCTTCGTCGGAAGGCAAACGAATGAACCCGCCTTGGCGGAACCGCATCAGCGCCATGACCGTAGAGTCCACCAAGTCATCGTTAGTCATGAACGGGAACCCGGCAATTTCTTCTACAACTTCCTCAGCCCAGCGAGTATCAGGCACCCAGCACAGCCCAGAGCGCACAATGTCCGCCACGGAGTTTAACCGCGCTAACTTGTCCCCGCTACCCCTATGCGGGGTGAACTCCCCCACAGGAATACCCGTGCGGCGCATCTCTTGGTAAAGCTGCGTACCCGCAGACTTCTTTTCCACAATGAACGCATCGGGCTCCCACTCTTTGTACTCGGCATATGCCAACTCTTTAAGCTCGGGAAACTCCAGCCGCCTCTTGATTGAGTTGAGCAAGATGATGTTGTGGCACCCTTCTTCCTCGTTCATGAACACGCCCCACGTAGTAAGCGCGGTGAAATCGGCGCGGTTGTGGCTCTCGGCTGCGGCGTCCAAACTCATAATGATGTACTCGCAGCGCGGCGGGTCTTCTTTTTCCCACAGCTTCCACCAGTCACGCTTGACAACTGAGGCTTCTTCTGCGGTGGGGTTCTGCTGGTACTGCGCGTTCCACTGGAACGTAGGCATCGACGCCTTGGTGCGCAGCAGCGCGGGCATATCAAAAAACTCTGGCCACAACGCTTTCTGCACGGTGGTGCCGTCAGGCTGCGCAGTATCTACAATAGCCGGGAACTCAATGACCTCATACTGGTCTGAGCCATCGTTCATCCGCATGTCGGTTGTGACGCGCCCAGTCAGATCGTTCTGGTGCCAGCGGGTTTGCACAATGGCCACACGACCACCGGGCATAAGACGGGTACGAGCGCCGTATGTAAACCACTCGTAGGCTTTGTCAAACACGTCGTAGTTCCCATTGATGATGTCCTGCTCGTTATGAGGATCATCGACAAGGAGCAAATCAGCACCGCGCCCAGCCAAAGCAGAACCGACGCCGCAAGCGTAGTACTCTCCCCCTGCGGTGGTACTCCAGCGTCCTGCACTTTTAGAGTCTGGGGCAAGCGCTGCGTTGGGGAAGACAAGTCTGTACGCATTCGAATCAATAATGTTCCTGACTTTGCGGCCAAAGTCTACGGCGAGGTCTGTGGTGTGCGAGACCATCAGCACCTTCTTGTTAGGGTATTTCCCTATGAACCAAGCCGGAAAATAGATAGACACCAACTGTGACTTGCCATGGCGCGGCGGCATGTTTACGCATACCCGGTCTTTGTTCTCGACCGCAATGTCCATTAGCAAGTTAGCCAGCCTGCGGTGGTGCTTGCCCACCTTGTAGTCTGGTTGCATGTGCTTGCAAAACTCAATGAGATCGTCGTAACACGCCTTAGCTGTCCTGCGCCCGCCGAGAATGTCTGCAATCCGCTCAATTTCCGCTTGTTCCTCGGGCTCGTACACGTCGAGGTTGTCCAGCATCAGCCGGATTTCCTCCTCCGTAAAGTCATTTGCACCGAGGGCGGTACTAACAACAGCCTCAGTCATCGAAATCCCCGAATTCTGGCTCAAAAGGGGGCTCGACAGGTGTTTTTAGGGCGTTTAAGCCCATTTCTGCGTCTACGTCGATGACATCGCCGCCAATTTCGACCACATCCTCGGCCAGATTGGGTTTTTGGATGAGCCTTTGGAGCTTGGCACGTAGTCTGGCCTTCAATTCGTCCGTTGACTGGTGTGTGATGGTTACTTCCGAGCGGTCTGTGAACAAACCTACATCGCTGTGCTTGCCCAAAAGCTCCAACGCACGGATTCTGATGCGCGGATCGGGGTTCTGGGACTCCTCCAACAGCCGGTTAGTCACCATGTGACGCACCTCAAGGGCGTGTGTAACCACAGCCCTGCCATATTCGTCAAGGTATGAGCGGATATGTTTGAGTGACGCGGGGGTAAGGCCGGATGCTTGCATGTTTGATGCTGCAACGCTTGCGTTGTGCGGGCTATTGGCGTACGCAGTGGTGAGCGTGGCCGCAACTTGTGCATCTTCCTCGTTGGGTTCTTGCACCTCCAACCCATGTTCTTCTAATAGCAAGATAGAACGGCAAGCCGCATCCGCCCGCTCTCGCAAGTC